GACAAGGGCAACGACTTCTTCGCGGAGACGATGCGCCCCATCGCGTCACGGATCCCGGTGGGTCCGCCTGCCGACTGAACACCGTTCGCCTGCCGCGCTGTGGGGCCGCAGGGGTCGCGGGGACGGATCTGCCGGTGCACGACGTTAGATAACGTTCACGAGGTGAGAGAACGCACGCGTGGGTTCTCTCACCTCGTGGACAAGTCCTAACGCATCGGGGTGGGGCCGGCGGGGCCCGTGGGGCCGGTAGCCTGCGGGGGCAGCGGTCCCACCACTCAACGAGCGAGAGCCCCCCACAACATTCGCGGGGGCTCTCGGCGGCTGGATCAGTACCAGCCCTTGCGCTGGAAGGCCTTCCAGGCACCGTTCGGGGTGCCGTAGCGGCCCTTGATGTAGGACAGACCCCACTTGATCTGGGTCTCAGGGTTCTTACGCCAGTTCTTGCCGTGCGTTGCCATCTTGGACCCGGGCAGGGCCTGTGGGATGCCGTGCGCACCGGACGACCGGTTGTGCGCGTGCTGGCTCCAGCCCGACTCGCGCGTCCAGAGCTTCACCAGGCTGGCACGCTGCTTCTTGCCCCAGCCGTACCGGTACTGCATGTAGTTCTTCGCGTACCACTTGTTGTAGTTGACCGTGCCGAAGCGGTGCGGCGCCTTGCCGCGCGACGGGGGCCTGTTGGTGCGGTCCTTCTTGGCGGACACGCTCGTAGCCTTCACGCCGGCGGTCGTCGGAGCCACTGCCGTGGCGGGGGCGGCGACGCTGCCGAGAAGCAACGGAACGCTGATGGCACCGGCGAGGGCGGCGCGGGTTCTGCGGGAAGTCATGAACAGTTCACTCCTGAGGGTTTGCTGCAATACGGGAATGTCGTGCCCGCCAGCGCGGGGGCTCAAACGTGAGCCGGGTCACACCGGCCCCGGGGATCAGTACCAGTGGTGGCGCTTCCAGAAGCTCCAGGCCCTGACCGGGGATCCGTAGCGACCCTTGATGTAGTCCAGTCCCCAGTCGATCTGGGTCTCGGGGTTGGTCCGGTAGTCCTTGCCGTGGGTGCGCATCTTGGAGGCGGGCAGTGACTGTGGGATCCCCCACGCACCCGACGAGCGGTTCACGGCCTTGTGGTTCCAACTGGACTCGCGGTACCACAACTTCTTCAGTGCGATGAACTGCTTGGCGTTCCAGCCGTAGCGGATCGAGGCCGCCTGGCGGGCGTACCACTGCGAGTAGGCCACCGTGCCGAATCTGGCCGGTGCCTCGGAGCGGCTCGGTCGCGGAAGATCGCGGTTGTTGGCGGTCGAGACGACCGGCGTCGTGCCGATGAGGGCCACCGCGACGACCGGAGCTATCAGTAGGGACTTCATGGATTCCAGTTGGTCGGGCGCCCGGGACCGCGAGCGCTCACAGTGCCCTTCGCGCTCCTGACGGTCCGGCTCGATCCACCCGACATCACCGCCTGGAACCGGCCGCCGAGGCGGCACGGGGCGCCGCGATCAGCTGCTCAGCCGCTTCCCCACGACATCACCGCAACTGCTCCACCACACCCGGGCGTTCCTGCTTCCCTGCCCACGATGGCCGCGACATGGATGTAGTTCAACCTCGGAACACGTGACATGAATCACGCCTGAACTCGGTCAATTCGCACCATTCCCGGACAACAGATACGGAATCCGTCGCCTGAGGTCCGCAAGATACGCTTTCCGCAACTGCAGTTCGGTCTCGGTCAGTACCAGTTTGTCGGAGTCTGCCGCGCTGTGGCAGCAGGGGTCGACGGGACGGACCTGCCGGTGCAGACGTTAGAGAACGTTCACGAGGTGAGAGAACGCGCGCGTGGGTTCTCTGACGTCGTGAACAAGTCCTAACGCACCGGGGTGGGGCCCGGGTGGGACCGGCGCGCGCCGAGGGGTCTCGATCAGTACCAGTTGTGCGAGTTCCAGAACCCGAGGGCGCCCGATGGGCTGCCGTAGCCGCTCTTGATGTAGTGCAGGCCCCACTTGATCTGGGTCTCCGGGTTCGTTGCCCAATCCGCGCCGAACATACCCATCTTCGAGCCCGGCAGCGCCTGCGGGATCCCGTGCGCGCCCGACGATGTGTTGTGTGCCTGGTGGTTCCACCCGGACTCGTGCTGCCAAAGTTGTTCAAGCGCCGCGAACTGGTCGTCGCCCCAGCCGTACTCCTGCTGCATGTACTGGCGCGCGAACCACTTGCTGTAGGCGACAGTGCCGAACGCATGCGGCGAGGAACTGCGACTGGCCCGGAAGTCCCGGCTCTGACGGTCGGCCGCGGCCCGCCAGGTTTTCCCGCCCGGTACGTCGACGTCGATGAGGATCGCGGAACGCGCGGACGAACCCGTGGACGGGGTGACCCCCACAGTGGCCGCTACCCCGGTGGTCTCGGCCGCGGGCGCACTCGGGGCCACGAATACCAGGGCGGTTGCGGGCACCGCGATCGCGAGTACCCCGATTCCAACTCGTGCAAGACGGCGCTTGGGCATGCGAA